GTAATTAACTCCCCACGTAAGAAATTAATCTTACGCGCCATTTATTACTCGCAACGCATTCTCAACCGGGTGACTAATCCGCCCTATCCGCTAACGGAAGAAGGGGATTTTCCTTTTCTTCAGACGACCGCGGTACTTTAGCGAGAATGCCCTTACACGATTCGATCCCCGGGACAATAACGTCCCAACTGGACCTCCACGACTTAAGGACTCGTAGAGGAATCGCTCCTCCGAAACAGCGGTAGAACATTCCACTTTAGGAATGTAGACCCAACCGCGTATCTTGCTCATACCATATCTGTTGGTATGAACCTTCAACGTACTGCGCAGCTCAAAATCGAGCCAGTGCAGAATTGGCAGGTCTTCGTCGTGCGTGGGGATGTCAAACTTAGTCCCAGATAAGAACTTTTGTTCGACGAGACCACGGTAACAACGTGCTGTTTCCCAGTATCCTGCCTTCATCAAGCTATTAGCATGCTCGATTAGCGGGATAAGATCGACGTGCCCACGCTTAGGGTACGGTTTACGTAGGCGTATGGGTGTAACTTCTACACCATCATACGCATCGCGACCACATGACTCCCGGAATTTACCGGCTGTGCAACATTTGGACTCATTAAAGAGCAAATAGTAGCTCTCAAATGTTTCCTTAAGTGCATCAAAGTAGCCATGCGGTACGATAATATCATCACCGTAAACGTAGGTTCTTTTCAGTGCGAGGAGCAAAGGCATCCCCTGCGCGTGCAAACACGCAACAGCCAGCACAAAAAATGTGATGGCTTCTACGGGAAAGCACGTTGCACTACCCATAGGTGCGAATTTCTTGTACCACAGAACTTCGCCGTTAGGTAGTACAGTCCCAGGGGTCCGACTCGCATCCAAGTAAGGCCATATCCATGTATCTTTGAATAGGGCTTTTACAAGGGCATACGAATTCCGATCCGATGCACTAGACATGTCCAGTGTGTCATAATCAGCCCACAAATCAGTAAGATTACGATTTATGGATTGATCCGTAAAATTAACTCGTCCTTTGGTTAACTTATGAGACTCAAGATGCTCATAGAGCATGCCTTTTACGGCTTGTTGAGCCCACATGTATTCCGCCGGTTCGAGCCCAATTGTACGCGGGCCGGAAGAGTCTTTTTCTACGAATGTCGTGCGAGAAAGTCCGTACTCACATCGAGTGCGGCTCGTAACAACTTCATAGTTCTCGGAGAGCTCCCTGAAGGAATAGAAGAAGGAGTACGGTCGAAACACTGCTTCGAGTTTTTCGTAGCAATGACCGAACATTCTCTTATCAACGACACCTTCACCTCCGGCTACAGCCCCTGGGCCGTGCTTAGGTCTCAGACAATCCATTTTAGGCATTTGCTTAAACAGAATGTCCACGAGAGCTTTAGCCGTCCCCAAAGTACCGCCCGTAAATACAAAATCCACTGGCGGTAAGCTACGGTCAGTATTAATAAACTTGTCCGTTGCCTGCTGTAGTGACTCATCAGAAAATCCTTTCTCAATTTTCTTGCACCAGTACGTAATTTGTCGTAACAAACGTATACTGGTAATGCAAGGGTCAATCCTAACATAGCCGGTATCCAAGAAGACACGCTTGAGCAAACCCTGTAGGAACGCAGGGAGAGCCGAGGACCGTTTCCTTCTTTTGAAGGAAGTAGTCTTTAGAGGTGTGGATCCTTGGAGGGCAAGGTCAATAGCCTTGCCCAGTGCAGGGAGAGTTTTCGTAAGAAACGACTCTCCTTCATCGGCCAAACGCTTCTCGAGCGTATTAACATCTCGAGAAAACTCAGTTGGAGAAATACCCAACTGACCAGGTACGTCAGTAGTCAAAAAGACTACTAACGCAGGAGTGTACCACGGTGTGGCTGTCAGGCTTTTCAAGGTAGGTATAACCATGCCTTCCTGTGAAGCATGACACTTGAAGACTAGAACACCGACATCTTCAACCAGGCGCGTACATTAGCGCTAGTGGCCCAGTTCCTGATGTAGGCCGCGAGATCATCCGCGAGCGCATCGGTCAGGACGGGATTGGGTACATCCGCCATCAAGCGAATATTGGCTTGGTGTGGTGTAACCTCATCGGTATCGAGGATGGTGGTGTCTACCCTGAGAAGGTGCGAACGAAACGTTACGCCCTTTTTGGTGCCCGTTGAATGGGCAATGGTCAAGGAAATAGGCTCCTCTGGTGCAGCTGCCAATTCCGTACGTACGATTCGGTTATTAACCGTCCCGACGTAAGCGAAAGTGTGGTTAACTGGAGAAGTCTGTCCATCGGCCAGGGTGATGTCTGCTAATGCCATTTTTCAACTCCTTAGTTGATTGGGCGGCCAGATTAAAGTATCTGACCTATTGCAAGGCTGCTCAGTAGACGGATCTTGTCAGCATCGAGATCGGTACTAGGTGTCCAAGCTGGAATACCTAGCGATCTAGTGAAAGCATGATAATGCATGACAGCGACGTCCTCATACACATTCCGGGAATCAGGCTCTAAATCCTTCAGAGCCCATGTGGCGGTACAATCTACCGTCGATGAATCGCATGCCTGTATGAAATCTACGCAGGGTGCGATCCAGTCCTCGGAATGGGCATCAAGGTATCCCCCAACATCAGTGAACCAGTCGACAACAAACGACCAGGGCACGACCTCCCAGATAACACCGGGAGTGATGTTGAGTCCTAAAGAATCAAGATACGCGCGTGTGCGAAGCTCACCCTTACCATATTCAGGCAGGGTGTAACGGTAATCGAAAGTACTGTTCGCCGTTACAGTGTAATTACCTGTAAAACGAATCGCATACCCGTAACCGTTATCAAGTACAGTAGTAACTGTACTCTCCTCGCCAGGACTTGCAGCTCGGCGTCTGAGATCCGTGTCTTGAGAAGATAAAAACTTCTCAAGGCGTGAGTCAAACGTGTCGAGTGATCGGAAGACGTTTTTCACGTCATTCACGAAAGGTCTCCATCCGAAATTGTAATTCAGATGTTGGCTGTTAGCGTAGCGAAGAACACTACGCCAATCTGAAAGCTTAAAATGCTTTCCGGGTAGCACATTGAACATACGACGAATATCGCCGAGTTCAAAGAGTGATACCGCCAATGATGCGCGAGAGGACATAGTGGGCTTAACTCTCTTCCAACGGTCATAATAACTCTGACTGTGGGAAGGGATATTGGCCTCAATCTCCTTCACGAACCAGGGACCTAAGTCCGTACCATGGTAGATGTCAAGACCGGGGTACTCGAGAATATCTTGTATTCTCCAGCCCGTCGGACCATTATCCATTCTACCATGAGATGTACCACTATAGTAATTGTAGTACACCGGCGTAGTGAGATATGGTTTAATTTCCACATCCCACCTCACGTGAGAGCAGGGTTTAAACCCCAATCGCCCGTGAGTCGCCCCAGACCACTTTGGACCTCCAACGTCAGTAATAGCCTCATAAAAAGGTGTATACGTGACGGGGAGATGGGCCCATTGAGAAACCTGACCACCCGGAAGGGCGGTATAGATCCTATTGGGCCCACTTGTAGTGACCTGAGGACTGATTCTAGAACGCTGTCGCATGCTTTCCCTCCACTGAGATATGCACA